CGATTTCTTCGACCTTCCCCCAAACCTCTCCGCGAAGTATCTTCTCTTGTTCCTTGAGCGCTTCCGCGTTAGAACCATTGAATAACTCGCCGTTGAGGCCGGTCATCTCATAGATCGACTTATAAGCTTTTGATAAGACTTCGTTTTCACGAGAATCTTGTTCTTGTAACGGATGAACCGTTATATCACCAATAGTAGTGATAAGTCTTGTATGACTTGCACTCTTGGTAATCGCCGCAATCTTTTGATGCAACGCCTGCATCTCAGGGACTTCGAACAAAAGTTTATCCTGATAAGTAGGTAATTTATGTACCAGAACGTTTTCTATCTGGTTGTTTGACTTATCCAATTCATTAATTGCATAAGCTTGGTAGTTAAGTATTCCGCCATAGACATAAAGGAATGTAGGAATTCCTTTAGAATTACACATTACTGCGCTGCTATGTGCGGGGTCAAGAATCGCCCATTTCTTTTTGGCGTCCTTTTTATAGTCGTAATAGCCTTTTGACATTTCTGCCGGAAAACTGTCTTTAAGAAGCTCTTTGATTTGGTCAGCTGTTAAGCCAAGAGAATCAAAATAGGCATAGTTAAACATAATAACTTTAGTTCCAATGGCAGATTCACCAATTTTGCGGCAGAATTTCCAAGGTAAAATTATTAAGCAAATAGCATTTGCAGTTTTATCATAGTATGAAGTTATGTAAGCGCAACCATCAACGTAAAGAGCCGTTAAAATTTGCGGCATCTTCACCTCTAAATTAAGTCCATCAGCAACTTCAACCATCTCTCAATACATTTTGCGGTATTGATCACCCGAAAGAACTTTATCAGCTTTTAATTTTTGCGGAATTACGACATAACGCCATAAAAACGCATTAACATAAGTATTAATAATAGACTGATAGATTCTATTAGTTGCGTATAATTTTTCTGAAGTGTTAACAAGAGTCTCTTTATTCGAATCCGAATCAGCGAGCGCACTTAAAATTTCAGAAAAATTAGCATACTCTGTAGCTTCGTAGCCTTTTTCTCTATCACGTCTGTTGGGTATATCAAAACCATCAGAATATAAACCTGAACCTTTAAGATCTGTCAAACGGGTAGATTTAAAGTCTTTAACTTGTGGTTTACCTTCCATTAAATTAATATCCTCTTAATGCTATTTTCAATTTATCATTAAAATGAAATTGGTATCCAATTTGTTCGCGGTAAAAGCAAAACAATAATTAATCTATCATTACGGCGGCCATTAAGCGATTTCCTTCACGATTATGTAATCTTCCATAATAAGGAATTTCTATTTGCTGATTTACTCCGTAAACAAGATATTCGCAAGCGGAGAAAAAGTCTTTCTGTATTTTAGCATTGCGGCGAGTAATTTGCATAGATTGATTAATTTTATCGCTGGTATCAATAATATTAAGATTTTTAAATTCTTCCTCAACTAAATCCATAGTACGATAAATATTTAAAACGCTCTCTTTTCTTGCTTGAGAAAGTTTATTAAAAGAAGAGTTCTTAGAATATAAATCAACTGCTTCGTTTAAACGAATTGGAAAAGTAATCGCACCAGTGCTCATACGCGCGAAGAAAAGATGATGTATTGTCCCAGCTTTTGCGCCGCCAGCCTTAACCTCATAAACAATTGTTTTATCATCCGGATAACGAATAACATCGTTTTCCGCAGTATCGGGCGGATTAATAATGCCTAACCCAGCAAGAGGCAATCCGGCATCATCAATAGTTTGCTTATTGAGCCAATCGCGCATTGACGCACCGACACCGTTAGCATCGTAAACAAGCAATTTAGCATCATATTTAATAATATAAGATTTAAGCTGATTCGTAACCTGCATATAATCAGTACTCTTAATCGAAAACATATTAACAAAACGATAGCGGAAATAATTAGGCCCCGGGGTAATACGCGCGATAACTACTGCAGTCTGCGCGTTTCCATCCTTAGCCATATCTACTCCAATCGCATAGAAACTATTGCTATCATCTTTTAAAGTATTTTTTAAATCAACGCTCTTAACCTTTCTGAGGTTCATGAGAGTATCTGCTTTAAAGGCCGCGCCGACAGGAGCATTGCTCCAGTGCGACATATATTCACGCTCGAAGCTATCCTTGCTATAGGAAGGATCGTTGAGTTTATCTTTAACTTCGCTCTCACTTACGAGATGATGATACATCGGCAACCTATAATCTCCACTTAAAAAGATATACTTATCTGGTTCAAAAACCGATTGCGCAATAGTCGCAAGTAATTTATCATATGCGAAAGTTCCTTGGTATCCGGCGGTAGTTACGAAAATCTTTTGCGCTTGTGGCTCATTGGGATTAATAACGCCCATCAAAGTCGCACGATCTTTGCTCAACATCGGAAGAGCTACTTCAGATACAAATACTGGATCTTGCTCAATAATTTCCTCGAAATCCATACTATTGCGGCGCAATCCACGATCGGTCGCAACGTCCATCCAGGAACCACTTTTAAAAGTAAACTTGGCGTAGTCTTGTCCTGCTGCGTAAGCATCGAGTAATTTGCCGCCAACACGACGTTTTTGCATTTCGTTCGCAAGAAGCGGGAATTTCACTCATAAATCATCAATAACCTTTTCCTTCGCAATTTGGGCTGCCTGTTTGCGCGTTCCAGCCATAATACCAGTCGCGTAGTGCGGAGTAAGCATTGCCTGAATATTCTTCTCTAAAAAACCTAAGAATGATTTAGAAGTACCACGAGAAAAAACAAAGTATCCTTGTGTATAGCGAGCCATACAACGAATAAGTATGCGCTGAAATGGATACAAGTGAAAAGACGACTTTTTAGGAGTCATAAAATCAGCTAAAAGATCCGGATAGCAGAGCCATTGATTAATAATGCGGCCCCATTTATCCATGTCCTTAATTATGCTTTGTTTTGTAACGAAACCAGTCGATTGATGCTCATTTTCTTGCAAGAAATCTACCAAATCCTTTATTTCAGGATCTAGAGTTTCGTCTTCATTATCGTTTATTAGACTCATTTCCAAAATCCTGTTTAGTTATATCTTCATCAGATTCTTCTGGCACGTCTTCAGGAGTCTCATACTGCTCTTGTAAATCTTGAATAGAAGTCTGAGATGTCGCCGCGTCATCCAATTCTTGTTCTTTATTATCATTATATTTATCTGCTATTTGTTGAACAAGCTGGCCTAACCCAGTAGCATTTAATATCGTATAACGGTTACTTTCTTGTATATTATGAATAGCAACATCTATTGCGTCTTTTTCTTCGCCGTGATAGTAAGGCATAACAAAACCATTAGCTTCAAGTGTTTCCGCAACTTCTGCGAGAGTAGTAATATCGTCAGTTTTAGTCTTTTCAATCATTTCGCTAAGCTGCGCTGTCGCGGCAAGAGTCTTATAAGTTGATGCAAGATTTTTAAGTTCTGTACTATCTTTAAGAGTAATAGCATTATCCATATCTGCCATTACTTTAAGTAAGGTACGCAAAGATTCGCGTTGCAAAGGATTAACAATATTATTTGCTTGGATTGAACGAATATATAAACTGTCAAGTTTTACAAGTTCTTCGAAAGAGTATTGCGATCCCCAAGTTAAACGTTGACGATCTGTATAGGATTCTTTGAGCGGCGCAATCTTATTAAGGATTTCGCTAAAACGACGCATGCGGCCCCATTCTTGATTAGCTTTTTCTCAAACCTCATCGGTTGTCGGGTCGGTAAAAGCTGGTTTCTCACCATCACCATATTGCGCGGCCATATACTCGCGGAAGACTTTTTCTTTGAGAGTTCCAGCCATTTTAATCCATAATGCTGGGTCAAATGGTATATTATATGTGCGGCAAAATTTGTTGGCGTCTTGCAAATTATCATATTTTAAATTTTTCTGGACGCATCTAAAACATATCGGTTGAGCCAATACATTGTTAGTCGTGACCATCTCGCCCATTTCGCCGCAAACAGGGCATTTAGCAATTTTAAATTTCAAGGATTTATCTCCTTATTCAGACTTAACTTACATTGGAGACGCATACAAATCCAATCTAGCTAGTAGATATTCAGTATTAAAATATATTAGTTCTTATTTTTGTACAACGTGCATAAATCCTATATAATATATCATAGAACAAAGGAATGATTGTTCTAGCAAGCCAATCAGATTTCACATTCCAACCCTCCTCCTTTGCAGAGAAATCTGATTCCGCGTCGACTTTTGTTTAATTATAGCTAATAGTCTAATATAATTAGTAATTATGATACCATCTTTTTCAGAAACGTATTTCTATTACTTTGTGACTACATTAATGTGGGCGTT